TGCCTTACATAATCGCTACCCGCCGTCGAAACCCACGGGTCTTCGTCAAGCTTATCATAAGCAAAGTAAGTAGAGCCGTCGATATCATTGCCCGCACTATCTTCCATGATGTTGGCGGCATTATTATGTGTCCCGTCGGCGTTTGGGCGTAAGCCGAGAACATAAACAGTACCTATTGGGTAATCTGAAATCGTATTTGAATAAACGCAATCATCCCAATAAGCTTCCCCCGCACTAATAGTTGGCGTGCTTTCAATGAAGCCCAAACGAAAACCATTGAACGTCGTTGCCGCTTGTGTATATTCGGTATATTGCTCACCTACGCCGTCGACGTTATACCATAGCTTGCTAGTACCTGTCGAAACATCTGCTTTGCAATCAATCCGATACCAAGTGCTTTGTGCAAGAACTTGATTAACTTTTGTTCCGTTGCTTACATAACGCCCGAATATCTTATTGTCGGCGGGGTCAAAGTTAATTCTAGCAGTTGAGCCCGCATTTGTTTGAATGCGAGCAATTGATATTTCCCTGTTGGGGGCTGTATCCCACCTGAAATAAAAAGTAAAAGCGAAAACATCGGTCTGGATAGCGGCGGGTATTCCAACCGTGATAGATGCTTCGCCGCTTGTGCCAACCCCTTTGAGCGCATAACTACCTGTCCGCTTGATTGTAGATTGAATAGACATTCCCGTTCCGGTAACAGCGGCACAAATACCGCCGCCGTTGATTACGGGCGAAGCTAATCCATACTCCCAACCTGAAATCCATATAGGGGTAGCCATATTAAGCCCTGATAATATAGGGGCGGCTTATCCGCCGCCCCTGATTGATTAGCTACCAGAGTTAATTGATACTACGTAAGTCCATTGAATACTGTCGCCGTTCCCGACGTTTATAGCCGTAAACTTTGACCTATCCCAAAGCACGCCAGTGCTTTCGGTAACTACCGAGAATAAACCATGTTCAGTGATTGCCCCTGTATTGGTGAAGCTTTGCGTTCCAACAGATTGTAATTGATAAGCCAAAGGTTGGCTTTTCGTTCCGGTTGCCCTGTCGGTAATAGTAGTAGCTTCAGACCCAAGAGCCGAGTCACTAGCCGCTTCGTTGCCCGTTCCAGTTCCACAGGCGTGATAATTCATGTTGGCTATTTCGGTGGCACCTGTATCCCAATCATCAACCAGAAAGCCGACGCCTGTATCTGTAACAACCCGCCTTGACAAAACACCATAATCAACAATCGAACCGTCTGCTAGAAGCAAGCGGGCTTTTAATTCGGCTGTAATGGTTGGTATCCCTGTAAGACCGCTGAAAGCTTTGGCAAGGCTATTGCATATCAAGCCCCACATATACGACCAACGTAGGGCGTTCTGAACCCGCCAAGACAGGGGGGCTTTGGGGGCTTTGATTAGCTTTGCTTTTAGGAAACCAGACATCCCTAAACTATTCATAGGATTATTCCTTTCTTTCGTTGTCGGGCTTTTTCAATTGGCGGTCTTGTTTGGGGGCTTGCTGTCGTTCTGCAATAGGTTCAAGAACACCGGGACTGTCTATATTGATTGCGGCGGCAAGCTTTTCGTCAATGTCAACGATGTCGCCTTTCTGCCAAGCCCCGCCAATAGAAGAAGCATAACGCCACTTTACTTTGTAGTTAGCCATAATCCCCCCTTATGAACTTACTTCGAACCAAGCTGTGCCGTTGCAAGCAATTAGCCCGCATTGACCCTGTGTCAAGGCAACTACAGTCCCGGCGGCGTCGTCACGGACAGTTAGGGTATAAGCCCCGCCCGCCGCATTCTTTATCAGGATAAGCGCACCCGCACATACTTCTTCAGCGGGTAGGTCGCAATTGCGAGAAGCTGTTGGGGTAAAGTAAAAGCCCTGAAATTGTTGGATTTCAGAAGCGGAAATTACCCTATCAGCCGTAAGGCTTTCGTTAGCCCTGAAATTAAAAAAACAGGCTTGGCTTGCTTTGATTGCAATCTTTTCACGAGCCATAGTATTGCTCCTTGTTGGGTTTGCTTATATAAGATTATCAGGGGGGCGTTATGCCCCCCTGATTGATATCAGGCTTATGACAGCGTGATATTGTAAAGTCCGGCGGCGGCTTCAATGCTTGCGGCTGAACCGCTTGGGGCATATCGTCCAAAGCCAAGCCGTAAGGAATGAACTAAGCGGGTCTGGTCTGCACCGGGTATCCGCTCAGTTTCAATCTTGGTGCGGCGTCGCCAACCTACAACAAAGCCCCGACGATTGAAAGCACCAACCTGACCAAGCGTATTGTTGCCCGCTGTCGTGCTGACCTTGCCGTCGGCTTCTGTCTTGGGGGCGGCGATAGATGATACCACCGGATGAGCCCCAAGCCGCCCGACCTGTCCGGTCAAGACGGTTGCATTCGCACCGAATTTGTCGGTTGTGATTACTTCGTCGATGGTTGCAATCCTATCAGCCGTATCAGGGTCGCAAACAAACACCAAGTCGTTCGGGTCGGTAGGATGACCCCAATCGAATAGGTAAGTCGTATCGACCATCTTGCCCCTAAGATTGATTAAGGCGGCGAAGGTTACAGCGGCGGCGGCTGATACGCCGTTGCCTGTATTATCAACAAGGAAAGCATGACGGATACCGTCGAAAGCAAGATAGGCTTTTGTATCGGCGGGGTCTGCGTCGTCAAGGTTGATGTTACCAGTACCCGCATTGGTGGTGTCGCCGTTATAAACGGTATGGTCGCCGTAATAAGCAAGGGCGACTTCAGCCTGTCGGCGCAAGAACGGGATGAAGGGGGTTATGCTATCTTCTTCCAGTTCGCCTGACCACATCTGATGAATGATGAATTTCTTGGCAGTGACGGTTACCCGGTTCGACCCTGACTTGCTAGTCGTATAGTTGCTTGCGTTGTAGGTCGTATTTTCAGCGACGAACAACATTTCGGGTAAGTCGGCTTCGATTGGCAGATAAGCAACGGGGTCGGTCATTTCAAAGCTTGGGATTAATCCCATGATACGGCTTTCCTTGCGTGCGCCGTCCCAAAGGTCGCCTACATACTGCGCCCCTATCAACTGCGAACCATAGCCGCTCTCGGCACTATCCATTGCACGGATAGCGTTTTTGTAAAGCCCTGTCTGTTCCCAAGCCCCCCGCTTTGCCATATTGCGGTCTGCAACTGTGCCGAAGGCGGATAAGGGCAAGCGTGGGAATAGGTCGTCAATAGCCCGCTTGTCAATTGCTTTGGCTTCATCTTCTGAAAGATAAAAAGCCTTTGACATAGCTTCAAAGGTTGCCCGTAAGCTTTCGCTTGGCGCACCATAAACGCCCGAGCCGCTTACCTTGCGTTGCCCCTGCAAGCTTTGCTGAAGGTCGTAAAGAAATTCGATGTCGGCAACAGATAAGCCCCAACGGGCATACTTGCTACCAATCAAACGCTCGTCGCCCTGATTTCCAAACTGGAATTTGCGGGCAAAGTCCGGCTCGTTCAGCATTTCGCCAAACATAGCCTTCACCATTTCTTTTAGCTTGGCTTCAGAAACGGTTTCACCAATCGCTGTTAAGCGGGTGTTGATGTCGGTAAGTAAAGTTTCAAATTCTTGGGTATTCATTTTATTATGCTCCTGAAATGGATTTTAGTTTGGTTTGTATTGCTGTTAGGATTGCAAGATTATCAACGCCCCGTTCTGGTTCTCCTTCAGGGGCTTCTTCTTTTTTAGCTCTTTCGATTACGCCCTTGACGAGATTTACGGCTTCTTCTAAGTCCCGTAGATTACGGGCGGATAGAACAGCTCCCAATCTTGCCCCGCCTGATAGATTATCAAGCTCAGGTTCAATTACCTGCTCTTGACCATCGTTAACAGGGGGACTGTCAACGGCTACTTCGTCAAGCCAATCCTGCAAAGCCCGCCGCCCGCTTGCTTGACGCATAGGTAAAGCGTCGGGGTCGAGCGGAACAGGCACAATACTAAATTCAAGTAGTTCGTTCCCCGCTTCCATAGCTGTCCAGCCTACGCTTCCAGCCATTAGCCCCTTTTTCGTTTTAGCCCTAACTGAACGGGCAAATTCGTCGGCGTCGTCAAAAGTAACGTCAATCAATAAGCGGCTTCCGTCAATCAGGGGTTTACCTGAACCAAGCGGTAAGTGCGTGCCGAGATAGTCGTGTGCGTACAAAACGACAGGGTGCTTTTCATAACGCCCTAAAAGCCAATCAGATGTTTTTAAGTTCATACCGTCTGCTTTCAAGCCTTCGGTTGACGCAACAAAGCGGATTGGTGCGTTGGGGTCGTCTTCAATATCATCCTGCCTTACTGGATAAGCTCTAAGATATGATAAGGATTTCGGCATTGATTGCTCTCCTTTTTCTGAAATCGTGATTGCTGTAATCTGGTCTTGGGCTTTGCTTTCGCTTGGGTGACAGCCCAATGTTTTACCTTCGGGCTGATTGTCCGCCCCAATCTTATAAACGCAATAGGGGGTATCTTCTGTTCCGTTTTTAACAACTTTGTAAGGCATTATTTTCACCTTGCCTTTCGAATTATACACTATTTTAGTTTATCGGTGCGTAATCCGCCGCCCCTGTTGCGGCTTATGCAACCGCCCCGCCTTGATTACAAGCCACCCCCCGCAAACAATCAAGCGGGCATTATAAAAAAAAGAACGCAATTCCACAAAGCAATAAACCAAACCAGCCCCACGAAACTTGGGGCGGGTTCGGCACTTTGAACGCTTCAAGACCAATAAGGATTAAGCCGATTATTGCAACGATTAGTTGTGCTGACATTTTATGCTCCTTGTTGATGTTATATAGGCAATATTATTCCACAATTGGTTGTAAGGTGCAACGGCAGTTTATATCTTCTTCGGGCAATCCTATCTGTCCGGGTGCTTGCCCCGCCCCGCCACCTACTTCAAAGTTATCGTTTAGGGCAATAGGGCTTTCTTGGTAGCGGGTATGGGCGTCGATGTGGGTATCCCTTGTCCTGTCGTCAAGGGCGGCAAGCCAAGCTTTTTTCATCGGTAAGCCTGATTGACGATAGCCTTCCAAAGTTCCACCGTTCAAAGCCCCTACCGTTTCTGTGCGGGCAATCATTTCCAAGCGGCTTAGTTCCCGCCCCGCTTGGGGGTCGGTAGTCATCCACCGCCTGAACACGGCTTCGATGTCGCTTTGAATTGCTGATAATCCCTTACCGTCTTTGATATCAGCCGCAATGGTAGCCCGCAAGTCGTTCCAAGTCGTTGCGTTGACTTCGGTTGCGAACCGTTGCGCCCGCTGTTCAATAAACTTTACTGCGTTGGGATTAGTTAGATTGAATTGGGCGACGATATCAAGCAAGTCAAAAGCTTCTTCGCCCGCAAATTCAACCATGTCGGTGATAAGCGGGCGGGCTTCTTTACGGAACAGGCTTACCCATTGGGTAAGCTCGAATACATCGTCAATCGTTCCGATATCAAGACCAATCTTGGCAAGCTTGGCTGTAATACTATCCTGCTGTCGTTCCCAAAGCGAGCGCACAAGCTTCTCGAAATCCCGTTCCCACTTTGCTTGCTTGCGGGCAAAGCGTCGCCACGCAATTTGATGTTCGGGGCTACCAAACTTGATAATCTTACGCCGCTGATAAGCCCGCCCTATGTCAAATTCGGTCTGCAGAAAGTCAATCGAGCGGGGCTGTTCTTCAACCTGTTCTTCCTGTTCTTCTTCGGGTTTTTCTTCGGGCGGCGGGGCTTGGATTATAGGTGCGGGGGTTGGTTCTGGTTCTGGTATCTCGGCATTCTCAACCGGAACAAGCCCGCCGCTTTTCCACCAAACATCCCCCCATTCAAGGCGGGTTAATCCTTCGTCTTCACGCCATTCGTTTATTGTCATTACGCCGTTTTGTATCTGTTCCTTCTCCCTTGTCCAAGCGGCTGATTTTTCTTCTTGCAAAGCCGCTATCTCGTCTTCGTCAAATTCGATAATATCAACTTCGCCTTTGAAAGCGGGCAAGAACTGCTCGTTTAGTTCGCTCGCTATAAAGCGGGCTTCGGGCAAAACGGCATTCGTCCAAGCCGCCCGCAAGGCGGCATTATAGTTCTCAAATGTTCGCTGTCCGCCGACAAGGTCAAGTGGTAGTTTGTAGCCCCTTGCGATATCTTCAAGGGCAAGCTTGACGCCCAAGATAAATTCGGCGTCTTTGGGCGACAAGGCTAATTGCTTTATTTCAGCGTCGAAGCGCAAGACGCCCCAACGGTGCGCCTTATCAGCCCCCCCAAAGCGTTGGTTTATCTTATCTTCAAGTTCTTCGGCTTGGGTCTTTTCCATTGGCAATTGACCGGGTTTAGGCATAATCAGCCCGCCAATGTTTATACCTTGGTCAAACAGCCGTTTATTCGTGCGCATTGCTGAAATCGAATAGTCGGCTGATATCCTGATAGATTGCAAGGGCGAAAGTGGCGCATATTCGTCAAGCGGGTTAGGATATCGAAACCAAACCGTTTCTTCACGGCTATAACGAATTGGTGTGCTTTCGCCTTGCGGGGTATATTCAAAGGCTTCGACGTATTCTGTCTTGCTTGGAATTACCTTTACCCTGTCGGGTCGTGCAAACCATATCTCACGGGGCGGGGCTTTGCCTGATTGCCCCCGTTCCAAGAACCAGAACGCCGCCCCCCAAGTGCCAAGCGACATCTCGGTCATTTGTATAAGGCGATTGAAAGTCCAGAACGGGTTAACCTTCTGGATAAGTTCAAAAGCCAAGCCGACTTCGACTTCCTTCTTTTTGCCGCCCGCTTGCAGTTTATAAAGTTTGATTGGCAAACTTGACAGCAAGTCCGCCCTTACAGATACGCAAGCATAGACAAAGCTTGATATCTTCAGGTATTCACCATATTCGGGCGGGGGCGGTTCGCCTTGCCCCCCTGATAGATTGCCGCCCGCAAACATACCGGGTATAAAACCACGCTTGCCCGCAAGATTGATTATAAGTTTATCAAGTAGGTTCATAGGAATAACTCTCCGCTTAGTAAGTAATCGTCTGCCTTGACCATCAACGCCCGAGCAATCACGGTATCGTCGTGAAATCCTTCAGGTGCATTATACGCCCTGTTGCCTGTGACGGGGCTTACTTTTTGCTCGTATACGACAAGTTCTTGCGTCCATGTAGGGTCGTCTTGGAATTGCCACAATTGCCGTTCTATAATCAGGCTAAGGTTGCGGATAATTTGCCCCTTGCTTGCATAGGTGGTAGTAAAGCCAACCACAGGTAAACCCCTATCTTGCAAGGCTTGTATGATTGGGTCGCCCATTGCATTTTTTTCAGCCAAGAAGCCCGCAAATTGCGTCCCCTGTCGCCAACGCTCGAATATGCTGATAATCCGCCCCGATTGCAACAGGTAGTCAATCTTATTGAACCTATCCCTGAATATCTCATGCTTGCAATCCAAGCAACCAACAGATATTGCTGTAAAGTCTGATACAGCCGCCCAATCTATACCGCCGACAAGTCTATGCCCTGCGTGCAATTCAGGGGTTTGGTCTTGGGGGGCTTGGCTTGCGGCTTGCACATTGCGAAATACCGTTCCTTCGTCAATCAAGAACACCGCAAGGTATTCCTGTTCAAAAACAAGGTCGGGTAATTCGTTGCGGGCAAGTTCTATCTCCCGTTGGTCAATATAAGGATTGGTGCTTGTTGGGAATTGCCAAGCGTCGTAATCCTTGTGGTCACTGCCTTGCCCCTGCAAGAACAAGCGATAAAACCAGTTACCCCGCCCTTTCGGTGTCGATATAAACATAGCCCCCCCTTGATAATCGGTAAGGGTGGGGCGTATGCTTTCTTGCCAAGCCGCTTCTTGTATCTGTGCGCATTCGTCCATAACGACGTAATGTAGTTTTTCGCCTTTCAGTCGTTGCCAAGCGTCTGCTGAACGGACTTCTACCACGCCTGATTGTCCGACGGTAATCCGCCTATCCCCCCGCCTTGTTATCATACCGGGTATCTGTTGGGCTATCCCCGCCAACGCCCGCCAACCCGGATTACCCATTTGATAGGTCGGGGCAACCCACCAAGCCCGCCCCCCTTGCAAAGCAACAGCCATACAGATTTCAGCCCCGAGCAATGTCTTACCCCAACGCCGCCCGCAAGCAAGAACTTTGAAGCGGGCGGGGCTTTGTTTTACGACATATTGCGACGGGTGCAACGGCGGCAATCTAATTTTCATTGCTTTCTCGCCATTCGATATCGTAAACCTGTTGTATTTGACTTATTTCGGTAGGCAATCCATATTCCAACCGGTTCTGGTCAAGTATGGTCTTGATTGCTTGCATAAGCGTCGATAAACTTGCCTTTTCAACATCAACCTTGTCAATCTTCTGCAAGCCGCCCGCAAGCTTGGCAAACGCCGCTGTAATCAACTGCCGTCGCTTTTCCTGCCAATCTTTCGCTTCAGCCTTTTCAGCGTCAAGCCGTTCTTGACGCTTTACCTTATCCCAAACTTCGGCACGTTCTTTCCAGCCCCAACGCTCGCAAGCGGCATACCAAGCTACAGTAGGTCGTTTAAGCTTTAGTTTGCTATCTGTTGCAATATTATCAGCCCGCCAATCACGGAACGCTTGTTCAAGCTTGCGCTCGTCGCCAAGCGGTAGATAATAATCCGCAAAGCGGGCATACCAACGGGATGGTTCACCCTTGCGTCGCTCCCACGGATACGGGTCGTTATCATAATCAATCATTAGTCGCCTTCTGGTTCTGGTTGGTCTGTAAAGATTGACAGGTCGGCGTTAGGAACAGTGGTAGGAAATAGGTCTTTTATCTTGCTTGGATTACCCTTGTAAAAGACAAGTATGTTTTGGTGGGTTTTGCCAATCTTGCGGTTGCCTGTAAATTGCTTACCAACCCTGATAGGCAACGAACCAATTGCCGTAACTAAAATCATATCGTTATAGAACAAAGCCCCCGCTTCTTCAAAGGCTTCAAAGGTAAGGTTTATAAACCCCTTATAAAATCCGCCCCCGTCTTGATTTCTTATCTCACCAACCACGAAGCAAGCAAAGCGGTCTTCTTTTAGGTGGCTGATTGCTTGGCGGATAATTGCCTTGTAAGCCTTGCTGAAGTCGCACCATATCATATTAGACAGGTCGGCGGGGTCTTCACTATATTGTTCTAAGTCATGGTATGGGGGGCAAGACATAACGAAATCGAATTGCTCGTCTTGCGGGATAAGGGTATCAAGCTTTACGCTATCCCCAACAATCCAAGTCGGTTCGACAAAGCCGTTGATAACAGGGGCGGCTTGCGGCTTATCATCTACCGCTTGAAAGCTATCATAAGTAGAACGCTCAGGATTGCCAAGCTTGAACTTGTAAATCATAAGGATTTCTTCGGGTTCAAGTTGTTTTTTTGACTGTTCAAGCCCCTTGATACCCGCCCCGCCCATGTTGAGAAGGGCTTCGGGGTTTAGATTATCAGCCGCATATCTTAGGTCTGTAATGTGGGCAAGCGTTCCAAAGTTATTCAACCCCGCTTGCTCATAGCCTATATAGTCGTGTTTTCTGTCTGTGATAATCCCCCAATCATCACCTATGCTTTCGGTTATGGTATATCCCAAACAAGCCCCGCCGCTTGATAATATCCACAGGGTTGCCCCTTCTGTCTTTGGTAAGGCGGTAAGCAAAGTCTTTTCTTTCTTAATTGGGATATCCTTATGTAATCCCCAAGCCGCAAGCGTTTTCGAACATTTGTCTAATTCAGCCTGATTGGGATTGGTGGTGCGGATTTCGCTAACCGTCCCGGCTTCTATTGCTTTTTGATATCGGTTTAGGGTATTGCGCTCGTCGTGGTAAGCCCCCCCTGATAAGTTCTGAACTGATGAAGCCTTGTAGATATATTCGCCGCCTATTCTGTCGTCAACCATATCGTCCGGATTATATCCATATAAGGCACAATCTTCTGTCGATAAGCGGGCGTTTACATTGATTGCCTTATAAGCTTCGATGATTGCCTTCTCTTGGTTTATATCCCCTGCAAGGCTGATTGGTGGAACAGGGAAATACAGAACGGGGCTTTTCCACAAGAAGGTCTTTTCAAGGATAAGCAAACAGCCGTTGGCTTCCTTGTAATAATATCCATAAGCAATCAGGTAAAGCGGCGACATAAAAAAGCGGGGGTATTTTCGGGTCTTGTGGTAAGCCTGATAATATTGCAAGAGCAATGGTATTGTTGCTTTTGTAATCTTTCGCCACCCCGTCATAAGGGCGTTTTGTTCGCCGTCGCTTTCTTGTTCGGCTACGGAATTTGCCACAAAGGTTTGTGTGGGTTCGTAAGGGGCTTGGGCTATCCATACAGGCTTGCGAAATCTATCAATCGTAGCGGGGTTCACAAGCGAATTAATAGTCGTTTGTAAGGTAGGGTGTTCGGGGCTTATCAATTCTTCCATGAACTTCTCGTAATGTTTTCGATGCTCGGATGATAAGGGCGGGATAATCCCAAGCTTTTCAAGGGCAAGGGCTTCCCAAGCGCATTTCGGGCAAGAACCACAGCGGTTTGGTAAAAGCTTTCCAAACTTACGCTCGTTTGCCGCCCGCCGCTGTTCAAGAAAACGAACAGGGCAAACGCACCCCCTTATATAGTTTATCAATCCTGCGTCGGCAATGGTCGCCCAACTTTCAATCTCGTCTTCAATAGCGTATATCATTTGTTGATTGGGATACAAGGCTG